AAAGAAAGATAACAGTACGAATCACTGCTATCTTATCAGACTCTCTATCACACTTGGAAGCCTTTTCTCCTAATGCTTTCGCCCACCATCTCCAGGCGTTTTTAGGTTTCATAAACTGACTCTCTTGATTTTACATATTCCAATTCTTTCCATTGATTATTATAACACAAGACTAATAACCTATTGTTAGTATGAATAGGTGCTGCTCTATAATTAACTTCATCTTTAGGAGTAACTAATACTTCAATAGTAATATACTCCTTATCAACAAAGTATATCCATCCTTCTACTCCTTTAGTCCAGGTTACATAATCATTTACCTTGGGAACATACATTGCTCTAACGGTGTAAGTTTAATTGGCATTGCAGTATAAGGAGTAGTATCAGTAATGCTTACCTTATCTCCTACCTTTGAACTATTAACTGGTGCGTAATAACATTTTGTTTTTGAATTGTAGAATCCCCATATAGTGCGTACAGACTTCCCAAGATTATAATCATATAAAGCATGATGACGTAACCAAATTGAGGTGACATTCTTTTTGAATGAATCAATTTCATAACTATAACCTTTGGGTGCTTGATGTGGGAATTCAGGAATCATAAACTGCACGAAGATGATTAGGATTTACACCTTTAGCAACATAGTGATTAAGAAGATTATCACATTGCTCTTTCGTCAACTTTTGGGCATTCTCTTCAATCAATTCCCATCCATTCGTAAACAACTCTTCAATACGATACAATTGTGTCATGTGGTAAATGCCTCCAGGATTCCAGACTCGTAATCATCTTGTAATGCAAACTTCTGTGCTTTGACGACTGCTTGCATAATTAATCCAGTATGAGGTTCGTCCCACAACTTCTCATTAAAGAGTAATGTATGACATTCAGTATCGTTACTTGCAATTGCCGCAATTAATCCTCCATACTCTGAACTTGGAAACGGTTGATTAAAATCAATTAGATACAAATACTTCATTAACCTCATTTGTTTAACAGACTTATCATATCAAAAATTTTAGCATTTGTCAATAGGACACTTTTCAAACTGTCCAGGATTTGTTTGAAATTACTTTTTCTAGGGTAGGTTTTTTAATCCCAAACATGTCCGCTATTTCTTGATTTTTATATTTTTTAGTAGAGTGCATTTCTCTAATTTGTTTAACCTTTTCCCAGTTAAGAATTGCGTTTCCATTTTTTTCTCCGGGCAGACTCTTTCTACTTGTATCTTCTCTTATTTTTCTCTCCCCTTGGTATTTTTCAATCTCATCTTCTGATCTTGGAATAAGTCTATATCCCTTATGTTGAACTCTTTTTCCATAAAGAGTCTCGTGAAGATGTGCAACATTTAAATCATTGTCTCTACAATACTGGGATAGATTTTTAATAATTTTTCTTTCTCTATTTGAAGTTTCTACCAAATATTCCTTAACACAATATTCTCTACTTTGATTTCCTCCCGTTGTAGTATTATATCCATTATTAAATGTATCATATTTTGCAATCCAATACATTTCCTTTTCATCTAAAAGTGAAATATCAGATTCTTCAATAATTCCCCATATAAAACCATTTCTCCCATATTTCTTAAGAGCATTGGCAAACTTGTGATGATATTTTTTAGAATCTGCAAAATGTTCGGTAACTCTCAAATTAAAATTATTTTTGATTGTTTGCCCTATATATTTTTTGCCAGTTGATATACAATGGGCACAGTAAATTTTGCCCTGATTAGACATAACTGCTCTTTAGTTGAGTGACATAAGTATTTATATAAAAAAGGAGCATTTCTGCCCCTCTTTCCTACCTGTAGAGATGTCACTCAACTTCAGGCATCATTATTTAGTATGGGGATGAGTATTTGTCAAGCAGTGTAGTTGCCTCTCAATTTCATACTTAATAGGCAGTAGATGAGAAGCAAAGAAACCAGCATAAGGACCATCCTGTAGAAGTTCGTAGATGTTGTTGGTTTGTTGAAGAGCAAAAATTAATTTAGTTTGTTGATTCATTTACATAAACTCCTGCAAATAATAATCAACATTAACATTGAGTTCCTGTGCTTTTTGTTGATAATAAGAATTAGTGTAAGATCTTGCTTCTTGCCACTTTAGATATGAATCAATCTCAGTTTCAGAGTGCTTCATGAAATCCTCATAAGCATTCAGAAACTCTTGAATATCTTCTTCATTCATGTTGTGTTGGCATCGATTGAAACAGTTGAACATCACGGTGAATAAGAAATCCATTCCAAAGAAGAATGGCACATACACCTGCAATCATATATCTCTTTTTCATCTCAGCAGCACACCATCATCTTAACATGAGGGGCAGTGTGAAACTTCGTCACAGTGTAACCATAACCATGAATACGTGCGTTTGCTTCATCAGTCATATCGCGCTTGGAAATCAGACGCTCACTCATTTCCTTATCTTGAAAAGAAGTGATTTGCACAAACTTATTCGTCAAACCAGCGGCAGGATAAAAATCAACCTTCATGTTGCCGTCTCGTGAAATCAGTTGCATGGGGGGGGGTGGTGTCGATTACCTTTGTATTATAGGTCAGAAGGACGGCACTACATCGTTGCGTAGACCAGTTTGAGATCTGTCCATTTGCTCCCAGAGGGAATACAGTTTATTATACAATGCTGGCACACTTCCATAGTCTCTTGCAATGTGAATTTCATCAATATTTTCTAAATTTTGAAGTGCAGAGAGAAGAATACCCATCTCATGCACATTTAGATTTACAGTGGTTTCAGTCATCATTTTAATTCAATCCTATCAAAGATTAGCATACCAATTTCAAAAAGTAAATCCTCATCCATATCTCCCAGTGTATCCTTAATACCTTCCACTACTGCAGTTTGCATATACTCAGTGAAACCGTAATCTTCATAAATGTAATTAATAATTGCAGGTTTGAGTGCATCAGCAATCTTAGTAATAGAAGAATTAGAGAGTTTCATACGATTCGTCAAATGCAAGTTCCAGATAATTATAACCAATCACTTGTCGCCCTGTGTGAGTAGTGGTGTCAACTTTTACACCTTCACTTTCCAACTTCTCAATACGACGATTGGTTGCAGTATTCAGTTTTGTTGCCCAGTAATAACTCATATGCTTGTGTTGTGTTGACTTTGATATTATAGTGGCAAACGTGCTTCGCTGGGAGAGCACTGTGCCAGTTTAGAGATTGTCAGGATAATGCATCAAACACAGTGGTTTGTGGTGTAATCTCCTGACACAGAGCATAATAGGTTGGGTCAATCTCAAACCCAATATACTTACGGTCTGCCTTCACTGCCATTCTTGCAGTAGTGCCACTTCCCATAAAAGGATCTAACACAAGGTCACCAGGATTGGTCCAGGAAATAATATGGTCATAAGCAAGTTGCTCTGGCATTGTTGCAGGATGCTCATAGGCACGCTTGATAGATTGACCGAATCCACCACTATTCTTTACTTTCCAGATATTAGTGCGAGCACCAAACTCTTTGATTTCTTTAGTCTTCTCCTCAGTAATATCCAGACTTCCATCCTTCTTGCGTGCTCTAGCATTGCCCCAAGACTTATGCCCTGCCCATGCATTTGGTTTGTCCATAATGATATTGACAGTATTTGGTTTACCCTTACTCAGAATGAAGCAATACTCAAATGCCTGTGAATAACGAACAGACTTCTCACCAGAAGCAAAAGCAATACCAGTCTTTTCGTAAATCATTGTATCGTGCAGACGCAATCCACATTCATCCATAAAGTAGAGTGCCTGGCGAAAACTACTACCAGTTTCTCCACCATTAATGGTTGCGTCACCAACATTCCACATAATCACACCACCAGGTTTCAGGACTCTAGCAAGTGCCTTTGCAACATCCTTAAACACATTAAAATCCCACTTACTGCTATCGTTGTAAGTGCGGAGGTCATCATACGGAGGAGAAGTTACACACAAGTCAACAGACTCTGCATCCATTGCATTCATACCTTCGATGCAGTTTTGATTGTAAACTCGATTGGTCTCCATGAATATCAAATGATGAAACGACTATTATAACAGAAATTAGCAGGCAAATGCAAGTCCACCAACAGAAGCACCTAATGCAGTTGCCCAACCATAATTTTGTGGATAATTACTTGCAGCAGCACGACCGATTGCACCACCCAATACTGCACCCAAAAGAGTTCTTGTGGGATTACAGTTTGGATTAGTGCGTCTTCCATAATATCCACCATATCCACCACCATAATACTGATTACTAGGGCGATATCCTTGATTGATATTGTTGCAAGGAACATTATAAGTTTGTACACTGACGCCACCAGGAATATAATTCCCATAAGCATCATATCCACCAGGGCTATAAACTTCCTGATTCTGTGTACAAACTGCAAATTGATTCACCTGCTGAGCAACAGCAGGTGATGGTAACAGCAGTAGTATTGGAAGAAGATACTTCATGCTCTTAGGTCTTGTCACTTCTAATTATACACTCAAACACAGGCGATTGCCGAAGAAGTGTACCACTTTCTGATCTGTCCACCCATTCTTCTCAAACAGATACTTCAGATATAGGGTTTCTTCTTGCTCTCTCGCTTCAATCTCATGCGGTTGATGCCAATAGTCGTAAAGTTCGACTGCTATTTTACCATAATGCATTTTTCCGCGTCGCATCCGCAGCGAACCCAGTACCCACTGCCTCAGGTGGACCAGTTCGTGCAAAAGAGTTTTTATGTACAACTCCTCCTCCATATGAGTTTGAAGTTCAATCAGAAACTCACGGGGTCGATATGATTCACCCACATAATCGCAATATCCATAAACTTCCTCACGTTTCAGTCCACGATGTAGAATTTCTACCTCAATCTTATGACGTGGTAGAAACTTATTCAGAAACCAAGTGGCAACGTCCTCACAGAGGAGTTTAGAATAACCATATCCAGACATTTCAAGGTAATGCATTGTCCCCAGTGTAGAAACCAAATGAACGAAGAGATGAAAATGAGTTTGTCAGTTGCTGTCATCAGTAAGTATCATAGCATGGAACTCGGATAACTTCAGACCATCTCCTCACATATCCAGGATTCCAGTAGTCTCCTGGTATATACTCTTCACGATAAACACGTCTGTTGCACATTGGAACATAAGGTCTTGAATAATATGGTCTATCATATGTGAAAGGTCTCCAAAACTCTTCCCATGTAATTGCTTGTGCAGAAGATGGTATCAAAACTAAAGGTAAAAAGAAAAGAAGTTTTTTCATTTTTTGAATCCACAATTAAAGGGACAAGGAATGTTATTATTAAACATATCACTTCCATATAGACCATAACAAAAACATCCCTGAGCTTTATTTGCATATTCTTTAGAATGACCCACATTGAGAGAATGATGTAGAAAAGATTCTATCAAATCTGCTTCATTTCTTGTTTCACAAATAGCAAGTATTTCCTTATGGGTGGGATTAAAAGTTTTATCAGTATAAGATCCTAGGTACTCATCTTCTTCTGGAGTACAATCATAACACGTTCTTGATCCAATATATTTTCTTCCATTTTTTTCATAAGACATATAAACATAGTGTGTCCTATGTTTATATTCAAATCCATAATAGGAATGTTTTTTCATTTTTCAGTGTCATCAAGATGATTGAACCAGGGGGAAAAGAGGGCGAGCATTGCCCACCCCACACCAAAAGAAATAATCAGAAAGTAGATCATTTTGCATACAGGTAAAAACCTGCCCAATCTGCCTTTTCAAACAACCATTCGCGTTGCTCAATGATACGAAGATCATAGCGAACACCTTTGGCAGGTGCTTTCCAACTGGAGCTTTTATAAATTTCTCCAGTCTTACGGTCAACAAATGCGTGGACACTGCGACCACCAGCAGAATCAATCATAATGACTTTGTGATACTTACGACCAGATTCAAAGATGTAGTCATAACCATCAGGAGCAGCGTCACGCAGAGCATCACACAGCATCCACGTCCACTTAGTAACATTCAACTGGATGGTGTTTCTAGCGTCTTGCTGGGCACAGAAGGCGCTGAACTCTTTATTGAGGGTAGGCATCGGTTGATTGCGTATGAGAGTATTATAGGGCATCCCAGAGGGGTCTGGGAGGTCAGTATGCCAGTTATTCAATTGGACACGACCATAGATTCTATACACTTATTTGCAAAATCTGGATTAGAGTCCACACCTAGAAGAATTTGAAGTTGACGTTCTTTTTCATATGCTTCATTCCTAGAAGAACACTCACATATTTTGATTTTTTTAACTGGTTTGAATGTTCTGTCTGTGAATGATCCATAATATCCATCATTATCAAATGAATTAGATTGATAAGAATGATGGGTGTAACTTCCAACATAAAGTCTTCCATCTTCACCAACACTGATATAGACATAGTATTCTTTATGATCTTTTCTGTAAGACCCTTTTTCTTGAATCCAAGTAAAGGTTACATCATCATCTACAAGTCTCCTAGTGTATTCCTCTCCAGTCCAATAATATCTAACAAGTTGATTTTCGTCACCGTTAGGTAAAAATCTAATTGTTCTTATTCTATTATTGGCAAAGTATTTGCAATCTACTTCGTAATTTTCATCTAAAAACATCCACAATGCATCTTGGTCAATACTTTCAACCATGTCCGTAGGTTGAATGTCAATGATGAAAGTCATGGATTTGAACTGTATAATAATTTCTCAATAAACAAGTTCTTCATCTGGCACCCAGTAGTCATCATTTGCCAGGTATCCCATCCAATCTACAGGGTCAGAACCATAGATATCAATCTCACGGATTTCTTCAATCAACTCAGTCAGATTCATGGAAAGGTCCTCAACTACTTGGTTATTATAGCAGATTTAACTCAAACGGCAAGTGCTCCAGAGGGGATTTCAACGATTTCAGGCAGTTTGCTATCATCAAACTGATTCATGTTGTAGCATACCCATTCACCATTACGGAAGATGTAGGCATACTCTTCACCATCAGAGAGATACTCTTCCAGGTTGGCATCAAGACGAGGAGGGCAATCTTCCCCACGAGCAGAATAATACTCAGGTTGCTTATCTTCATCCCAGCAGGAACTCATATCACCACCATCAATCAGTTCTGCTGCTTTGGCACGAGTGTTGTAGTGAGTGTTGAGAATACGACCCAACCACTCAGGATAACCATCCCAGTGGTGATAGACGGACAGGATGCTGCCATTCTTCAGTTCGATACCAATGCGGGAGCGAGTTGCCATGGGGTGTCTGTCGATTACCCACATATTATAAAGGGTCCTCAGTGCCCTGAGAACCCTCTGTGTGCCAGTTTTTAAAGTGTCACTCAGTCTTCATAAACTCTACACTCAAGTGCATCAGGATTAGCATCGCAATACAATTCAAGTGGCGTAGGATCGTGAGTGTCTTCTGGATGATTTGCTTTATATGCCTTCAGTGCTTCTAATTCTTCTTCCGTATGTCTCCGTGCCTGTGGAGAAATCGTAGGGTCACTCAGAAGAT